CAACTCCTCAACCACCGGCTTCTCGACCAGCAGCTCCTCAGCCACAACCACAAGGAATGATACCCAATGGTCAGCAATAGAGACTTAGAGAATGTCGTTGAACAGGTAAATGTAAAGTTTGAGGAACTGTTTAAGAAGATTGCACAACTTGAGAAACAAATGGAGACTAAGAATGCCAGCAAAAAAACCAGACCCAAGACTAGCTAGGGCTGGAGTTGATAAATTTAATCAACCGAAGCGTACCCCTAGTCACCCAAAGAAAAGCCATGTTGTCGTGGCAAAAGAAGGTGACAAAATCAAGACGATTAGGTTTGGAGAACAGGGGGCAAAGACCGCAGGAAAGCCTAAAGCGGGAGAGTCCGAAGCAATGAAGAAGAAACGTGCTAGTTTTAAAGCACGACACGGCAAGAACATTGCCAAAGGTAAGATGTCAGCGGCTTATTGGGCTGACAGAGTTAAGTGGTAGTACACTAATATGTACATAAAAGTGTCTTAAATGCACACTTAAATGTACACTACAGTATACATTGTACATTATATGAAACACAACAGGAGAATACTATGCCAGCAGGTAAAGGTACATACGGTAGTCAAGTAGGTCGTCCACCTAAGAAAAAGACAGCGGTAAAGCCTAAGAAGAAGCCAGTTAAACGATGAAGGGTCAGACACACGGTGGCAAAGGAAGTACCCAGCGAAAGACAGACCAGAAGAAGTTTGCCAGCAACTGGGACGCTATATACAACAAAAATACGACAAAGTCAAGTAAAAAGAAGAAATAACGCTTGACTTTCTTATGCTTTTATGTTATAATAACTGTGTAAGACTAATATAAACAACACTGTCCTAATAGGAGAAACAGTATGATTGATAAAGAACTTGAGCTATACTACCGTAACATTAGAGATATGTTTGGAACAGCTGGCTGGAAACAGCTAATGGAAGACCTTAACTCTAACGCAATGGTAATAAACTCAGTAGAAGCTGCCAAAGACAATGAAGACCTGTACTTCCGTAAAGGCCAACTCGCTGTCATAGCTAACCTGCTGAACCTAGAAGCTCAAATCGACGCAGCGGAAGAGCAAGCAATGCAAGAGGAAAACGTAGAGGAAGTTGCCTAATGAGGGCTATGTATGAGTTCCGCTGTGAGGATGGACACACAAATGAACGCTACACAGATTCAGAGTGTACCCACATCCCCTGCTTAGACTGCAATAAGATAGCAAGAAGAATTGTAAGCCCTGTTCGTTCTAAGCTAGACCCTATATCTGGTGATTTTATGGGTGCTACCAGACAATGGCATAAGAATAGACAACAGAAGCTACAGCAAGAGCGTAAGGCCAACTCCTAACTTAGGAAGCCCTACATAATACACCTCCATAATGAGAATACTCACGGAGTTTAATAATGGCAACACTAATAGACGAGCGTCCACCTGAAGACGTTGACAACGAACAAGAAGAGCAAGAAGTAAGTCAGATAGCTGAAGAGCCTGAAGTTCAGGAAACTCCTCAAGAAGACGACATCCCTGAGAAGTACCAAGGAAAGACCACTGCTGAAATTGTAAGGATGCACCAAGAGGCTGAAAAATTACTAGGCCGACAGAGCAGTGAAGTAGGGGAGCTACGATCCGTTGTTGATAACTACATACAGACACAACTCGACACAACACAACAAGCAACCCAAGAACCTGAAGAAGAAATAGATTTTTTCTCTGATCCCGACAAGGCAGTTGAGAAAGCTATTAAGAATCATCCTTCAATCAAAGCTGCTGAACAACAAACACAGCAGTACAAGCAACAGACAGCGCAGGCTCACTTGCAACAACGTCATCCCGACATGCAAGAGATTCTGCAAGATGGTAAGTTTGTTGATTGGATTAAAGGCTCTAAGATTCGGACACAGCTTTTTGCACAAGCGGATACGCAGTATGACTATGAAGCTGCTGATGAACTTTTCACAAACTGGAAGGAACGTCAACAGGTAGTAACTCAGACTGTAGCAAACGAGAAGACGGAACGTAAGCAGGCTGTTAAGAAGGCTTCTACTGGTAACGCCAAAGGAAGTGGCGAAGCAGCTACACGTAAAATCTATAGACGCTCAGACATTATTAAACTTATGAAGGACGACCCTGATCGTTATATGTCTTTGTCTGACGAAATCATGCAAGCATATCAAGAAGGTAGAGTCCGTAACTAATCTTATTTTAAGGAAGTATTATTATGGCTACATCAACTTATCCCGCTACTGGCGGTGTTGTAGATAACACTAGCGCAGCTACGTTTATCCCAGAAATCTGGAGTGACGAAGTTGTCGCTGCATACCAGAAGAGCTTGGTTCTTGCTAACCTAGTTAAAAAAATGGCTATGACTGGTAAGAAAGGCGACACCATTCATATCCCTAAACCTGTTCGTGGTTCAGCTAACGCTAAAGTTGAAAACCAAGCTGTTACTATTCAGAACGCTACTGAGTCTGAAGTACAGGTTGTGATCGACAAGCACTTCGAATACTCACGCATGATTGAAGACATCACCGAAGCTCAGGCTCTTGCTTCACTTCGTCAGTTCTACACTGGTGACGCTGGTTACGCTTTGGCCAAGCAGGTTGACGATGATCTGTTTAACCTAGGCAAGTACTTTGGCGATGACAACGGTTCTGGTTCTGACTGGATTCACAGCAACAGCTACAACTTCTCTGGTAGTGCTGGCATTGAAGCCTACGCTGCTGATGCAGTAGCTGCTGGTGACGTATTCAACGATGCTGGTTTCCGTGCTGCTATTCAGGTTCTGGATGATGCAGACGTTCCTATGGACGGCCGTAGCTTCGTTGTTCCTCCTTCACTGCGTAACGCTATCATGGGCGTTGACCGTTACATGTCTTCTGACTTCGTAGATGGTCGTGGTGTTAAGAATGGTCAGATTGGTAACCTGTACGGCATTGACGTATATGTTTCTTCTAACTGCCCAATCATTGAAACTGCTGCACAGAACAGTGCTGGTGGTGACGTGAAAGCCGCTATCCTGTGTCACACTGACGCAATGGTTATGGCTGAGCAGCAGGGCGTTCGCTCTCAGACTCAGTACAAGCAGGAGTTCCTTGGAACTTTGTACACTGCTGACACTCTGTACGGTGTTAAGACTCTCCGTCCAGAAGCTGGTGTTGTACTTGCTGTTAATGGCTAAGTAGTACCTAAGGGGATTCTTCGCGGAGTCCCCTTTCCCTTCTTTTTTTATACTCCCTATCTTTTACATTTATTATCAGGAAATAACATGGCTATATTCAGAGGCACAGGTGGCGCAGGTGATTCAACGGATGATTCCATTGTTTCCGAAGTAACTGAACAAGCAGGCATTGCCACTACCAAAGCACAAGAAGCAGCTACTTCAGCTACCAACGCATCTAACTCAGCAAGCTCTGCATCTAGCTCAGAGACTGCCGCATCTAATTCCGCTACAGCCGCTGCTGGTTCAGCGTCTACAGCCACCACTAAAGCAAGCGAAGCTGCTAGTCATGCTAGTGATGCTCTTGCTTCTAAGAATGCCGCTGCCACTTCAGCAACAGCAGCAGCCGATTCAGCCACAGCCGCTAACAGTGCTAACGTACAAACTGTAGCAGGGCTGTCCACTGAAATAACTAATTTAAATGGTATCCGTACAGACATCACAGGTGTTAACGCTGTGCGTGCGGATGTTGTAACAGTATCAGGTATTTCCTCAGACGTAACTACTGTAGCCGCAGATGCTTCAGACATCGGTACAGTAGCTACTAACATTACCAACGTAAACAATGTTGGTGATAACATAAGCAATGTCAATGCAGTACACAGTAATGCTTCCAACATCAACACAGTTGCTGCTGATGGTTCTGACATTGGTACAGTTGCTGGTAACATAAGCAATGTAAACACTGTCGCTGGTATCTCTAGCGATGTCACTACAGTTGCTGGCCTAGAGTCCAAGATGGACGCTGTCATTGCTGATGCAAGTGACATAGGTGCAGTGGCGGGTAACATAGGTAATGTAAACACTGTAGCAGGTGATAGCAGTGACATTAACACAGTAGCTGGTATAAGCGCTGATGTGACCTCTGTAGCCGATAACATGACTGATGTACAGAATGCAGACACTAACGCAGCCAACGCTGCTACAAGCGCATCTAATGCGTCTGACAGTGCCTCTGCTGCCTCTACCAGCGCAAGCAGTGCAAGCTCCAGTGCATCCTCTGCATCTACCTCTGCAACCAACGCAGGCAACAGTGCTACTGCCGCAAGCAATAGTGCTACTGCTGCATCTGCATCTAAAGACGCTGCTGCCTCTAGCGCCTCTGCTGCCTCTGGTTCAGCCAGTGCTGCCGCAAGCAGTGCATCAGCAGCATCCACTAGCGCAAGCAACGCTGCAACTTCAGAGACTAACGCAGCCTCTAGCGCCTCTGCTGCTGCCACAAGTGCAACCAATGCAGCCACTAGCGAGACTAACGCTGCTGCAAGTGCCACTGACTCTTCCAATGCTGCTTCTACTTGGAGTAACTACTACAACACTTACGTAGGTGCTTCTAGCTCTGAGCCTACTGTAGATGTACAGGGCAATGCTTTAGTAGCTGGTGCGTTGTACTTTAACACCACAAACAACACTACGTATGTGTGGACAGGTTCTGCTTGGAATGCTGTAGCCAACAACAACATCATCAATCCTAATGTTGCCTTGACTCAAGACTTAGCTACTAACGGTAATGACATTAAGTTTGGCGACAACGACAAGGCTATCTTCGGTGCTGGT